TGAGAGGGTTAGAGTAGCACCAGTTGCTGTTGGAGCAGCAGTAGTAGGAGTATTCTGAACAACATACTTTAAGATAGTATCACTAGGTCTTTCTGATACAACAAACTTACCATCATAACCAGCAGCAGATACACCAGAAATACGGAATGCAGTATCTACATCCAATCCACTAAGAGCACTATCAAGTGTAACTGTAATGGTTGTATCAGCAGTTGTTGCGTCTCCTGCATATACACTACTAATTCCTACAGACGCACCTCTTGAACCAACGATTCTATACTCATCAACCTTTGTTTGAATATCAATAGCAGTGGATGGATAGTCTGGTTCAATAGCACGACCCGAAGATTGTCCATATGCAAGACCAACCTTCTCATAATACATGGTAAGGTCAGTTCTATTTGTAGTATAGTTGGTAATAAATTCGTCGTTGATCTTTACTTCATTAACACCATCAGCAAATTCAAATACAGTTAGTTTATGGTGAGAGAAATTAGGAACAAATTCATTCGTAGTATAATCAACAAAACACTTTCCATTTGGATCAGCATCAAATATACTCCACTCAGCAAGATAAGATCCACCAGTTAATCTAAAGCAACAACTCCTTTCAATATTATCATTTGTTGGAGAAGGAACATATCTAGGTCTTATCTTTGTTTTTCTTAAATCAAACCCAACAAGAGAAGTTCCACGAGGAACAATTACACCACCGTAGATACTATTAAGCTTATAAAGTTCGTTATTTGCATTTTCTAAATCAAAACTAGTTGTTAAGTCAAATGGAGGGAAGTCATCAGATGTTGTTCCATTCCTTAATCTAAAATTATTAGTTCCGTCTGGTATCCATCCTGGTCTATTATCTATTACATGATCACCTGGATATAATAGTATAGTTGTCTTCGCAAATCTATCGTTATCTAAACCCTTTTGATATGAAAATCTTGCTGACTCAACTAAAGCACGTTGAATAGTTTTAAAAGGGCGAGTTAGAGAGTTACCCTGATTCTCAATACTATCAGTAGCATCCAAATCATTTGGGTTAACATAGAGAATGTTCCCTCTCGTAGACTTTAAAAAATTCTCTAATCTTGAAAGACCCATCTTACTCGCATTATAGTTCTTGTTATGGATTATTTAGCTTCACAAAAACCCTCTAGTTCTTTGACGGTCTTTGCAATTTTGTTCATGGCATCACGAATATCAGGTTCTTGACCAGAATGCATATTCAAGTCATCATCCACGAATGTCCATCGCCATTGTTTCATTTCTTTGGAGTGCCACAGTCTGATATTAGGCATTAATCGATAGGTACTAGTTCAGGGTTCTCTAACTCCAACTCAAACACCAAAGGGTTACATTCTTCTTCCATTAAATATGAATATGCCTTATATAGGTCTTCAATTTTCCATCTTCTATTCTCATCAGCTAATGTCACTATTTCCAGATCTTCTTTAGCAATTTCAGGTAACTCATCAAAGGTGAACGGAACATTCTGGATGAAATACATAAAGACAAGTTTTTCCCCATCTTCACTGTCATACCAGCAGTAGCATGTATGTATTAGGTATTTCATTTTCTTATCTATTTCCTCCGACCTATTTATTGTTTAATGTGGATTATAGAGACCCAAATAGTAAACAAATAAACAAATGGTGACAATTAAAAGGAAACCAATAAAATAAACCATGATTAAGTAGGATCAACGTATGATAAAGTGTCAACAGGGGCATGTTCACGAACGTAATTCAATACACTCATAAACTCTTCAGGAGTATCACACTCCACAGTTTTTTTATCCCCCTCATTAGAGTAAATATGAACTGTTCTTCTCTGCGTGTCCACCACACAACGAGATAAATATTCTTCTTCCATAGAGTGTTCTGCGTATCCCATCAGTATAAGGTAAATGGGATCCTTTGTCAAGATGCTGGTCTAGCGTACCAAAAAGACAAAACAAATCTATCTGCACCACCCACCTCACTTACATAATGAAGGTGCTGAGAATTAGAGAATATAATTAACTTACCTGGTTCTGGTTTTATTTCAATATCTTCAAAGCAAGTAGAACCACCTGTAAAATCATTGTTCAGATAAAGCATTGCTGCAAACACATCTGGTTCATGAACATTATTATCATCAATATGAGGTTTCATAAATGTCCCTATTGGCCATCTAACCACTCCCACATATTGTAATTTTATATTATCATCAAATGTTTTACATCTTGCAGTTACATCATTTATAACACTACTAAAAAGTTCATCCTTTGATTCAGTAAGATGAATAGGATCTACATTACCACCAAGATATTTTGCACCATAGTTCTGATCAAACTTAAACTTTGGTATGTCTGGGTTAGCAGTTAAACTTTCATTTGGATTTGAATGAGTTACTCTCTCAACAAAACTATCTTCTTTGTCAAATAAATCTATAAAAGATTGGCACAGAGGAGGATCTAAAAAACCATCCTCAACATAAAGTAATTTCCTCATACAGTAATAATATTTGGAGGACCACTAAAGTTAGGATCTTTATAATCTTTGTCTGGATAATCTTCCCATCCATCACCTTGATATTCAACAACCAATGGATTACAATCCTTTCTTTCTGCATATACATGATAGAAACAATCTATTGGTAATCCACCGTTCGATTGTAGATATATCTTTTCATCATCCCATCTCTTTATAATAATATCCTGATGAGCACCTATTGGTTGAAGTTGAACAGTTATACTCTGAATATGAACTAGACCCTTCCAATAGTTTGGTAAGAATATCTCCTTTCCTCTTCTCAATCTACCTCTAAAGTAAACTCCAACCTCTGGTCCCTCAATACATGCATAACGAAGTCTATTACCTTCACCCTTAGTAGGATGCTGCATATCAAATGGTTTTGGTGAGGCATCTGCAGCAGCAAATCTTGCAGCAAGTCTTCCTTTATTACCACAATCTACTGCACCAGTAACAAACAAATCACCATCAATATAAACCGAATCAACAGTTCCTCCTCCTTCTACATACAAAGCATGGTCAGTTTGCTCATTACCTATTATCTCTTGATTACCATTTAGATTAACAGCCCAAGGAGTTCCATCATCTCCATTAATCTGAACATTACCTTCAGTAAGAAGAGTTCTCTTTATAGCAGCAGAAAAACAATCTCTATCCTTATTATAATTTCTAGTAATCATTAAGTTTGCTGGTGCAGTTCCAGTATTATCACCAGGATCATCAGGATCTCCTCCCTTCGCACCAAGTTTAATTTTACTACCCAATCCAACAACTACTGGACCTTCCATATGAGCAGATCCATTAATTTTATAGTCTCCCTCTTTAATAGGAGCACAATACCCTGTTCCTACTCTTAATTGACCTCCAACGATTAGATCGTCAAATCCCATTGTCATTTTTTAATCTCCTTCTGATGAACTTGATACAACATTGTTTGAAACAACATCATTTTGACCATTCGTTTTAGAATTTTTAACGGCAGATGCATCCGTCACTGCTTTAATTAAAGATCCATATATTTTCATCATAGTATTAGCAGCTATATTAATACTACCCGTAGAAGTAATTTTTGTCAACGATTTAGAATCCAAAATAATCTTCTTCGTCTCATAAACACTAAAAGTTTCTGTTGCAGTGCATTTGATATGACCTTTAGAACCACCTTCACCCACAGCAATTAATTCTATATCAGTTGCTTGCAATCTAATCTTACCATTCGTGGCACATATATCAATATTACCATTAACAGCGTTTATAAAAATTGTATCTTGAGGTTCAGTATTATCCTCACCTGCAACTAAGGAAAAATTACCAGGACTTGTTGATGTTGTCCAACCCTTTCTTTGTCCATCAATATCCAAAGAGAATTGATGACGACCATCAGGGGTGTCAAGCATTACACCTGAAGTTACATCACCTTTCTTATGAATAGAACCAAACTTAAGAGTTCCTTTATCAGTTCCATATTTTACAGCACTATAATTCTTCTTGGCAGTAATAGTAGGATTAGATTCCTTACCTATATCCTTTACATCACCAAGTCTATCTAAATTTTGATTAGATGCTGATCCTACGTTTGACATAATTATTAAATAAGATTATTGGGAGTTCCAGGAATATTGAGTCTTGGGTCATTACTATTGATATCAGTACCCTGTCTCTGAATCGCAGATGGAGGTGTAGTAATTCTAGCATCGATACTCTCCTGTAAAGTATCATATATCTGAATCAATTTACCAGCAGTTTCATAGTATCCTGCATAACGAATACCATCTTTATAGAAGACAGCACCATAGTAAGGCTTACCATCATAGAATCCTGTGCGTTTCAATCCAACTAAATCAGTTACCTGAATTAATTTATCAGGATTAGTAATTACAATTGGATCTCTAATAACTCTAAATTGAGGAGCAAACTGAGCACTAATTCCTGTAGGAACCTTTCCTCTTGACCTAACTCTTATTTGAGGAGTAGAAGTAAGCATCATCATACTACCACCAATAGTAGGATCTTCTTCATCTATACCTGGATCAGTAATAACTTTAGTTATTTCACCAAAAGGTCCAAACTCTGGTTCAAAGCATCTTTCTTCACCAGTTATATTATCTTTA